AGCGAATCTACCTTTACGATATTGTCCACTCTCTATCTCACCAGATATGTTTGTTTCTGTAAAGACTGCATCTTCCATAGCTATTATTGACATCACATTAATTTTTGCCATTGAAGCCATAAGACCTATGATTTGGTCATACTGTCCTTGCAATCTGTCAAAAGCAAATTTCTTTGCAACGACAAATGCAGGACCACTTTCAAGTGGGTTTGGTATGAAGTCAAGAATAGTTCCTGATGTCATATGGAATATGTATGTACCTTCCATATTGTAATACTCTGCTATTAAATCACCATCTCCATTACTGTTAGCCCAAGAACCATTGTATGAATCTGTATAAGCAGAAGCATAAGCATTACCTACACCAAGAATATTTGTGTTATATACATCTTTTTCTTTAGACATAATTTTGTCTTTTGCATTTGGATATGTTCTAGCAAGTGCTTCTTTAGGAACTCTACGAATTATTGCCATTTCCTTTGGTTGTTGGTCTGCACCAAAATATCCAGGGAAACAGTTGTAAGGGTCACGAAGTTCTGCTACAGGATAAGGAACTCCATTAGCATCTTTCTTTTCTCTAATAACCCAAACTGCAAAACCATAACCAGGTAGCCATCTACCTATTTGTGGCATTTGTAAATCTAATTTTTGTACATCATCATAAGCAGATACGATTCTAAATAATTTTTCTGCTTTAATTCTTGCACGTTCTGAATCTTTATTATTAGGTATATCTACCTTGAGGTTTGGAATACGACCAATCTTTTGTGCTAAGTGGTCAAGACCAGACATCATTAAATTAGGTACAGGAACTTGCCAATCTTGAAATCCTTTAAGCTGGTCACCAAGTAAAGCTGTAATACCGTCAGGACCACCATTCATAATGGAACGAATACGACCTCTAGTTGTATAAGCACTTTGATTATCAAAATGCAACTGTGTAATAGCGTATTGTATTTCTTCTGGTGTCACTTTAACTCCACGGTGCTTCGTTCATATTACTTATATCCCATTCTCCAAAACTAGGTTTATAATCTAATCCTACCTCAGCTAATCGTTCTTTTCCTAATCTTCTAATAACTTTTAAAGGAAACCAAGATGCCATAACAACATCAGATTTGTACCCTTTATTATTTTTCGACTTACTAGCAGCAGAAGAAAAATAAATTAACTGTCTACGATATATATTACTCTTAACTTCAGAATCTGCATCACCATATGGCAAATTAATCAAGCCCTCTTTAAAGAGCTGTGCCATAGAACCTACACCGAATATTGGGTCGTGTTTATTTTTATTTGTTTGATGTCCTTCTAAATATATACCAAATCTTGCACAATAGTCTTTTATCTTTTCATCTTGACGTATTGCTCTTTGAAATCCATTTTCCTCAATAACCCAATGTGATAAATTATATTTTTCATACCAACGCTTAATAGTTTCTTTAGCTTGTATGACACCACCACCTTCTTCATTCTCTATATCAACAAGATACATTTTTCCTGATTCTGTATCTGCTGCCCATAAGAAAGCTGCTTGGTATCCAGTAGATGCAGGGTCAAGTCCAGCAATCAAATGTGTACCTGCTGGTATATGTCCTATACGTCTATTGACATCTCTACATAAATCTATGTCCTCAGAATTAAATAATGTTATACCATCTACGAAGGCTTTGTTAAGATACACCATTTCAAAGATAGCTTTACCACCTGTAGTTTCAGCAGCTTGCTTACGAGACATCAACCATTTGTACGTTCTTTTGCTAGCCCACAACATACAATCAGTATGAGCTTCTATATCTGTTTCAGGTAAGACACATTCTGAACTATGTGCTTCCTCTACGATTGTCTCCATCTCTGGGTTATCTAGTAAGAAATTATATAAATCCTCTGGATGCTGACGAGAACCAATAACAACAATAGCTGTGTGTTCCTCTTTACGAGATGACAAAGTAGTTGTCCACCATTGTCTTGTTTGCTCTCTAGCAGAAGGTTGTACAGTTGTACCGTGGTCCTCAATGTCGTCTGCAATTATTATGTCACAGTCTCTTGATAATATCTTTCCACCTTTACCTACAGCAACCATAGTAGGTGATTTAATACCTGTAACAGTTCTTGTAGATACAGTAAATTGTCCTGATGACCAAGATTTACCTGACCTTACTTTTGGTTGGAATTGTCCACCTGGTCCACAGAAATCCTCTTTCAAAGCCTCATTGTTTTCTAAGTGGTCAAGTACAGCACCAACAGCATTCTTAGCGATTTCCTCGTTACCACCGACCCACATAATTCTTGTATTAGGATTTTTGCATATTTGCCACACAGCAAAGTGTGTAAGTAAGTCAGTCTTACCGTGACGTGGTGGAGATAGTATCATTTGTTCGCCACCTTCTTTTATTGCTTTGTTAATACCATTAATCCAATTTTCGTGAAAATCAGCAGTCTCATACTTTGCTCCTGTTTCTGTTTGAAAGTATCTATCTCTAAATGTTTTAAAACTTTCTAATGACTCTACAGCTTCTTGTGGTGTTTCCCAATCCTCTTGTAATTCAAATATCTCTTTATCTTCTTGATAAGCAGAAAACATACGAGATACACTGGATTGATTACAACCTAGTAGTTTAGATATCTGAGCTTGTGTTATCTCAGCATTTTCTAATAGAGCTGCATATTTAAGAACAAACTCCTCGTAATGTGGACCTCGAAAAGAATCCTCTGATTTATGTTTAATCTCTTTAGGTTTATTATTTTTTTCTCGCCAGTAAAATGCTTTTTTACATTTTTCTGAACAAAACTTTTTTTGTCGACCTTTAAGACCTTTACGACATTTAGGTCCTGAACATTTCATAAATTATATTATTTTTTCTTCCAGCCTCTTTGCATAGCTTTATATGCTTTAGGGCTGATTGTAGAATTTTTTTTAGACCTACTTGTTCCTGCTTTTTTTCTTTTGTTGATGTTACCAACTAAACTATTTTTTTTCTTAGCCATTACTTCCTCTTAAATCCATTGGTTGCGTAATATAATCTTACTTGTTTTTCAGTGTACCTTCTACCACTAGGTGAATAAAAATATTTACCTTTTTTTACAAAAGGCATTTACCACATCCTACAAGACCAGTATCTTGGACTTGTCTTGTCTTTAGCTGTGGAACATTTGTGTCTGGCACGAAATGAAGCTCTAGCTTTTGGATTATCTTTTCTAATCTCCATATTAGGGTCTCCAAACATAACCTTCTTAACTTTGCCATTAGACATAACAAAAACTTTAAATTTCTTTCTACCATATCCTGGTTCGCCCTTTTGAATCCTTGTAGGATTATTGAGCTTCACTTTCATTCCACGCCATTCAGCCATTAGTTTTTAGACCAACCTTTATTTTTTTTGTTAGCTTTTTTTGGCTTATATTTTTTTCCTGGCATTTCTCTCCTATACTATATCTTGTATGAGTGATTTTATAAAAGGTAATAAATACCCTAATTACAAACCCTCTACTACATATAGTAGTGGTAGAGTTTGTATTCACAAAGAATGTACTACAGTTATTTCAAAATATAATAAGTATCGCTACTGCAATAATCACAAACCAAAAACATATCCACGCATTAAAGGTCGTAACGCACCTACAGGATTACAAGAACCTACAGAATAAACAAAACCCCACCAATCGGGATGGCAGGGCTTTGTTTTGTACAGTCTGTCCATTTACTGTGTTTATGAAAGAATACGAATCAAAGTCAACCTTATTCATCTATAACAATCCTAGAACTGTCTCGTGATGTTTAAGCTATCTTTCTTTTCATATCTTTGCCTATATCCCCATACAGGCAACCTAAGACTTTCTTAGGTGATATGTATTATACACACTTCAGGAACTACGTGAAAAAAAATTTTTTTTTTATAAACAGTTAGAACAAAGATTATCAGTAAGTTCGTCAGACCAGTAAGGCTTTAAACAATTATCACAATCTTGTACTGGTATCTCTGACATTTCTCCTCCATACCCTAGCTAGGCTAGGGCTATTATTTATATCGTACTAAACAGGGAATCATAAAGAGAACCTTATGATACTTGTATTATATACTGCCTTCTGTTATAGTTCAAGTAACAAATATTATTTAAAGGAAAGAAGTACAGGTAAAGAGGACATCAGGAGTACAAAAGGCTGGAATCGGTAATACGATACGGTAGGGAACGCAAACCAGCTACCCAAGGCTTCCAGAGATTAAATAATCAAAATTAATCGCAACTATATTGCATATAAAGCCTGCTATAAATTCCCCCACCCATAGTAAGATAAAGATATTGAAAAAATGTAAAGAGTGTAAACAAACACTAAAATCAATAAACAATTCTAATAAAGTATATTGTGATAGCGCACCTACAAGATGCACGCAATCACTTAAGGTAATTACCCTATAATTACCTTCTTTACTAGCCTTAATGCGTTAAATATTATGAGTGCCTACTTAGAATAGAATAGGTGCTCAGATTGACATTTGCATTGATATTCTAGGTATGTCATACAGAGTATATATAAGGTAACTACTCGTTTAAACAACTACAGGTTTAAACAAAAGAAAGTTTAAACAAATATGTACTAGGTCTGACGTACACCGTACAATTTTTAAAATACCCTGTACGTGTTTTGAAATGTTATGCGAGAGACTGAGGATAAAGATACCCAGTAAGACAAAGTGCGTATATCCTAACCCTGCCTGAGTTAGTACAATATAAAAGCTAGTAAGGAAAGAATCTAATCGCCTGAGCTCTATGTTTAAACAATGTCTAAGTATCTAAACATTTCTTTATATAGTTGTTGAATAACTTTTATAATCTGCTAGTCTGCTGTTAAGCACTCTACAGGTTAATTAAAAATCGTGTTTCGGCAGTACGTAGCTCGGTGCAGTTTGGCGTTACATTACCCGTGTGGTTGTTATGAATGGTGGCTCCAGCCTTTTTGGTGGGCGCTTCCTACGGCTTCAGAGTTTCAAGCGAGTTAATCTCGTGGAATAAAATAGAACTATAAAATTTATTTACTAATCATTTGGAGGTTGTTTAAACAGCCTCCAACCTTTCGAGGCGTAAGCCTCACAATATATTTATATTTGTAAATGTGTTGTGAGATTTATATCTCAAACAGAAAGGAAAAAAAATGTTCAAAGCTGATGTTATTAATAAAGTTACTGGATGCGTTTTGCAATTCAGTGACAAAGAAAGATACGAGGAATTTGTTTTCAGTTTACAACATATCGTTGACACTAGAACAGATTTCGAGTTTGTTATCCGTGAGGATAAAACAGAAAGCGAGGAATAAAAATGAAAGATACACAAAACAAAAAACGAGATTTTTATAATATCGTTTCAGATGTCAAGGAAGATTTACTTGCGTGTTATGAGGTAGATTATTTAAAAATGAAATATAGCGAGTCAGATTATAACGAGCTAGCCGAATCATTTTTATCAGTGTATTACTACCAAACAATCGAGGACGCATTCAACTTGACTGGTGACGTTTGGTCTCGTGTCTGGCTTGATGTTGATGAATTTAGTTATGGTAAAGAAAACCCAACGGCGTTTGATATCATACAAGGAAATTTATTTGGCGTTTACTATGACGCCGTGTCTCAAGCTATTGAGGAGATTATAGAAAATGTTTGATTTTAACGGAGATAATATTTTCAATACTCTAGATATCTTATTAATTATGGCTTATATAACTTTTTTACGAGTTTTTTATAAATCAGTAATTAAAAAGGTACTCTAAACGCACAATAGAGACGATTTAAGAGGGTGCACCCTGTCTATGGTACTAGACACCGTAAACAACCAAACACCCTCTTAAAATCAAAATCTTTATTTTGCTCTAACTTCTTGTTTAAACAGCGAGAGGTAAGAGCAATGTAAAAATATATTGCATACGGAAAGGCAAAAAAAAATGAGTAATGTAAAAAAATTCAAAGGCACTAGGGAGGAATGGCTCGAAGCTGGTATTAAAGAAATCTTTAATCAGCTCAAGGCTCAAGGCTTCAAAGACTTTCAAAAGAAAGAATCTGAAATCAAAGCTTCTTTCGGTCATATGCCTAAAGGGTTAAAAAATACAACTATCGGAGTATGTCAGTTTCTTTCTGATGACATTGACGAGAAAGAATATCTTTCAGGTCAAATCAAAAAAGGTACTAGACATATTTTCATTAGACCAACCCTCAAGGCCGACACTCTCGAAAGTGCTCTTGATGTTTTTCAGGTACTGGCTCACGAAGTCTGTCACGCTGTATTACCTCACGGCACTGGTCACAAAGCTGACTTTTCAAAGTTAATCATAACTTTGCTAGGTGCTGAGGGTAAACCAACAGCCACAGTAAGAGGTGCTCACTTTGATAAATGGGCGAAGCCAGTAGTCAAAGCGTTAGGAATACC